TGGTCTGTATACTCTGCATTTACTCAGTATGCGACACACGACGACCGCTTTGGGTTTCGCCAGACTGCCAATGACAATACGTTGGAGCGTCAGTTCAAGCGTAATGAAGATGTAGCTAAATGGATAGAACATCCAGAGTTTTTAAAGTTGGTCGCCTAGATGGTGATGCAACGTGAAAAAACCTCTCAGGACATTGAGGAGATCCTGAGAGACTATGTTGAGGAAACCTATGATGACATCAAACAAGAAGAGGAAAGGGAAAATGCTGAGATCATCGAAGATTTTGAAAGCCTCAAGGAAGAGGAATCCTATGGCGATAGCTTTAAATGACAACCTATTTCACAAGCGAGTCATTGAAGATAAAAGGCGTAAGAATCTTTTAAAGAAACAAAACAAAAGACAGCTATTGGATTCTTGATATGTATGATTTACCAGAGTTTGACGATCTAATGGAGTATCAGAAGATCAGGATTAATTGTCCTAATTGTGGTGGTATTAAAACATTTACTGCTACCAGAACTGATGGCATAATCTTGTACAACTGTTATAAAGCTGGATGCAATTTGTCAGGAAAGAAGAGGGTGTTATCTTCTAGCAGATACATCAGACAAAAATCTATCACATTGCCGACGCAAGAAAAAAAACAGGACTTCAAAATACCAGATCACTTCTCTGTATATCTACCAAAGAAGATGTTGAGATATTGTAATGAAAATAAAATACAACTATACCATGATGTAAAACTTGACAGGGCAGTGTTTCCAATCTTTGACATCAAAACAAATGAAGGTAGTCTACCAATCGTAACGCCTAAAATTGTTGATGCTGTAGGTAGATCACTATCTAAGTATGGTGCTAAGTGGCATAGATATGCCGACTCAGGTTTACCTTTTATTTGTGGTAATAGTGAGACTTGTTATGTCGTTGAGGACTCTGCATCTGCTGTTGCAGTTTCGCAACATGGTACAGGTTTAGCATTGTTGGGTACAAGTTTATCTAACGAAGTACTCGATATTGTGGTAAAGTATCCATACGTTATAGTTTGTCTTGACAAAGATGCGTCATCAAAAGCTATTCGTATGAAGAACAGGATAGCTCAGTTTACTAGAGCAAATGTAAAATTATTAGAAGTAGATCCAAAAGAAAACCCGAAAGGAGTATTAAATGACTGATGAAGATAAACCTTTAAGGTGGGATGCCGATATGGTAAAATTATTTGAATGGTATCACACTTGTCCGAAGCCTTGGAACCCACATTGGTATGAAAGTGAGGCAGGTGGTGTAACTATACATATTGTCAGACCAAGTGAGCAAAATGATGGAAATGCTTGACCATCTATACATTATTAGTATATGTCTTGGAGCAGTTTTTTTAATGTTGTTAGCAGGAGATTAATATGACATTGTTTAATAAATGTTTTGCAATGCCAAACAGTGAGACTTTTAAAATAAAACCGATTAGAGAATTTGTAGAACATTGGACAACTCAAGTTATTAATCCTATTATTGTTGATCCGTTTGCTAGAAATAGTAAAGTGGGTACGATAACAAATGACTTGAACCCCGATACTGATGCAATGTATCATTTGAAAGCTGATGCGTTTTTAAATATGTTAGTTGATCAAAAGATACAAGCAGATGTAGTACTCTATGATCCACCGTACAGTCCTAGACAGATCAGTGAGTGTTATTCTGCTAGTGGTATTAAAACTACACAACAAGATACTCAAAGTAGTTTTTATACTATAATAAAAAATCTTATAAGACCTCTTGTCAAACCTAATGGTATTGTGTTATCATTTGGATGGAACTCAATGGGAGTTGGTAAGACGTTTGGTAAGTGTGAAGAAGTATTATTGGTAAATCATGGTGGAGCGCATAACGATACTATATGCGTTGCTCAAAGAAAGGATAGACATTATGAATGATTTATTAGGACTATTTTTATCTCATAAGTTTTATGATCAAAACAGAAGTCTAATAGCAGTAGACTTTTTTGAGAATGAAGCTAAGAAGATCTGGCGTAGTATTGAGTTAGGTCATGCTAGGTATGGCAGAGACTTGACCCCTGCTGAAGTTGAACAGGTATTGTTCAGTGAGTTTAGGACAATGACTACTAGCCAGAAAAAATCTATGATGATGTTAGTTCGATCTTTACCAAAAGATATTGGTGAGGATGTAGCAGAAGATGTTTTGAGAGATCAATTCAAAGCATACTTTGGTAGACAGTTAGCTGATCTTGGCATTGCCATGATGGATAACAAGGTTAATGATCTAAATAAAGTTACTGATTTAATTAATCGTTATCAAGAAAACTTTATGCCAAAAGAAACAATACAGGAGATTAAACATGACGTTGCTTCTTTACTCCACGCTAATAAAGATGTTTCCAAATACAAATGGAACCTCAAAGGACTTAGAAATATCTGCTCAGGAATCGGTCCCTCGACCTTCTCTGCTATCTTTGCTTTGGTTGAAACTGGTAAAACAGCCTTTCTTGTATCTACACTCTTTTCTCCGAAAGGTTTTATGACCCAAGGTGCTAAAGTAATGATGTTAGGTAATGAAGAACCTGTTACAATGACCGGATTAAGAGCAGTAAGTTCTTTCACTGGTATGACTAAAGAGGAAATAGCTCTTGATCCAATGAAAGCACACAATCAATGGGATGTGTACCGTAATCAATGTGTGTTTTTAAACACTGAAGATGTAACTTCAATGGAAGAATTAGACATAGCTTTGTCTAAACACAAGCCTGACATATTAGGTATTGATCAGCTAGACAAAATGCAAATAGGAGGTAGTCATGCTAGGGATGATATACGGTTGGGTGAAATATATCGCACTGCAAGAACATTATCAAAGAAACATCAGTGTGCAATAATTGGTGTGTCTCAAGCTAATGCTGAAGCAGATGGAAGAACCGTATTACGCTTTACTCAAATGGCAGGAGCAAGAATTGGTAAAGCTGCAGAGGCTGATCTTGTAATTGGTATTGGTAAAGAAGCTGAAGAAGGTGGTGAGGATAATAAACTCAGGCATATCTACGTTAGCAAGAATAAGCTAGGAGGTAGGCATGGAACCTGCACTACTGTTATTGAACCAGAAGTTTCTCGTTACATTGATTAAAAAGTTCTTGACAAACGAGAAAAAGTATGTTATTGAATGTATTCCCCTTCGGGGGGATACAACTTAATTAGGATTTATTATGAATAAAAGAGAACTACAAAGACAGATATATAGTAATAATATATTAGAGTTTATCTGGCATTCTGCTAAGAGTAATCCTAACTGGAATATAGAAACTGCTAAACTACTTGCATCTATGCATGGTTTAGACTATAAAGAAGTATATAAATTAGGTAGAAGTGCTAAAGTTAGAAGTAAATTTGTAGCTAAAGATTGGAATATCAATATTGAAAGGATGATTCAATGATTGAAGCAATAACTTGTTTAGCATTAAATATTTATTTTGAGTCTCGTAATCAACCAATAGAGGGTCAAGTAGCTGTAAGTCAAGTAGTATTGGAAAGAGTAAAATCAAAGAAGTATCCAGATACTGTCTGTGAAGTGGTGTTTCAAGGGCCGACATACTCTTGGTCTGTTAATTATCCTATTAAGGATCGTTGTCAATTTAGTTGGTATTGTGACGGTCTTAGTGACAAGCCAAGGGATGAAATAGCGTGGCTAAATTCACTGGAGGTTGCAGAAAAAGTATATTATGGCTTGACAGATACTGTAAAAGGTGCTACACATTATCATAGTGTAAAGGTAGATCCTTGGTGGGCTAAATATAAAGTGAAAGTAAAACAAATTGGTGATCATATATTCTATAGGTGAGGTGACATGAAAAATTATAAAAAAAGATATATTGCAGTAGGTAAAATGTACGCATCAGATGGTGTATATTATTGGGAGTGTTTATCTGAAAAACCTACGACTGAATTAAGAGCAGAGGGAGACTTATATAAAAGACTTTGGGGTGATGAGTACGTTGAACTAGAGGTGCGTGAAGTAGATAAAAATTCTGATTATAAATTGTTTGATATGGTTGGGGCAAATTGTGATGATTGATTATGTATTAATTGTAGACTTGGAAGTTGACTTAAAGGGAGACAGAAAAGATCCATCACCATATAATAAAGACAATGACCTAGTGGCTATAGGTTACTTAAAAAGAAACTTGGATGGATCTAAAATAGGTGGTTTAACTGTACAAATAAAAAACAAATCATCTAATAGTTTTGATCTTGATGACTTTGAAGATGCGATAAAAGGTGCTAAGTATATCGTAGCCCACAATGCTAAGTTTGATGTAGCTTGGTTGCGTGAGGTAGGAATAGAATGTGATGTCAAGATCATTGATACTATGATTAATGAGTATGTACTTAGTAAGGGTTTACGAAATAAACTTTCGTTAGATGGTCTATCTGAGAAATATAAAGTTACTCGTAAAGAAAGTTCTCTTGGAGATACACTTATCAAAGGTTTAAACTACAGTGATATGTCTTTGTTTGATCAAGAAAGTTACTTAACTAATGATGTTCTTGCAACTGCTGAAGTATTTCAGAAGCAACAAGAGAGGTTCAGTAAATCTTCAAACCACTCGCTTGTAGCTATACGAGATCTCATGTGTGAGTTCTGCGATGTTCTTACTGATATCGAAAGAGCAGGTATGGCTATCGACATAGATGTTCTCAACAAAGTTGATGAGGACTATGAGAAAGAACAAGGGTATCTTCAGATGTATTTAAATACTACAGTTAGTAAACTCGTAGGTGATACACCAATCAATCTCAGTTCTCCAGAGCAATTATCTCAAGTAGTTTATTCATACAAGTTAAAAGACAAAAAGACTTGGCGTGAAGTTATGAATATTGGAGTGGATGCTAGAGGTAAACCAAGGCGTAGACCAAAGATGATGGACTCAGGTTTTGTCAAGTGTGTCGATGAGTGCTTTGTCCCCACACATAAAACTCAAGCAATAAAATGTAGACAATGTTTTGGTAAAGGTGGATATTGGAAGATAAAAAAAGATGGCACTAGGTTTAAGAATATGACTAAGTGTGATCATTGTAATGGTACAGGTTTTGAATACAAAGAGTTGTCAGAGATGGCAGGACTGCAAGTGACCCCGACTGTTGCACTAGCATCAGCAGGAGGCTTCAAGACTGATAAGAATACGCTTGTCGAGTTGGAGAAGACACAAAGAAATCCAGAGGTCAAGAAGTTTCTTAACTCTTTGATACGATTGTCTGCTATAGATACATATCGTAGTTCGTTTATTGAGGGTATTAAAAAAGGTATACGAGAAGGTGACACTATACTTCACGCTAACTTTAATCAATGCATAACAGCGACAGGTAGACTTAGCAGTAGTAATCCCAATCTACAGAATATGCCGAAAGGTAAACTGTTCCCTGTTCGCAAGGCGTTTGTCAGTAGGTTTGAAGGTGGGGAGTTACTTGAAGTGGATTATTCTCAGTTAGAGTTTAGGGTTGCTGGTATCCTTGCCAAGGACGAGAGAATAAAACAAGAAGTAAGGGAGGGCTTCGATGTCCACGCATATACGGCAAAGGTTCTTACAGATAATGGAGAGCCAACAGAACGTGGTGCTGCCAAAGCATCTACTTTCAGACCTTTATATGGAGGATCGCAGGGTACGTTTGCACAACGAGTATACTTTCAAGAGTTCTTTGGAAAGTACGAAGGAGTGTTCAACTGGCACAAGACTTTACAATCTGAAGCTATTGAGAATGAGATTGTTACAACTGCTACAGGTAGACAGTTTGCTTTTCCAAATGTCTATCGTACTAAACAAGGTAACGCATCTTCTAAAACTCAGATAGTGAACTATCCAGTTCAGTCTGTAGCTACTGCTGAGATTGTTCCTCTTGGTGTTATATTACTACACAAACAATTAAAAGAACGTGGACTAAAAAGTTTAGTTATCAATACTGTACACGATTCTGTTATAGTAGATTGTCATCCAGATGAAGTTGAGGAAGTAAAGCAGATTGCTCCTACTTGTTTAATTAAAGCACAAGATGAAGCAGAAAAAAGATTTGGTTTAGAAAAATTTATTCCTCTTGAGGTTGAAATGTCGATTGGAAAAAATTGGATGGAACAAGAAGATTGTGCTTGACAAATTAAAATTAATATGTTATAAGCATTATATATTTGAAAGGAGAAATAAATGTCATTAGTTGAACTAGACTTTAATCAATCTACGAATCTTTTCGTAGTACCAGAAGATAATGGCCCACAAATACCTAGAGCATCAATAAATAGAGATGCATTCTATGGTGAAGAGATGGCTAGTGTGCCAGTGCCATCAATAAAACTGGAACATCCTGATCATGGACCTGTCTTTGGTAAAGATGTTGCTATTCGTGTTTTTGCAACAACCATGCAGACTTCTGTATTCGATAGTGATGCAGAAGAGTATTCAAATATATCACAACATTTTATCAGGTTTGCTGACAAAGCTACTGATTGGTTTGGTGGTAATAAGTGTGGATGGATGCCATCTAAACAGAAAGAAAAACTCAAGGCTTCAGACCCTGTAGCATATGCAAAAGCTAGTCGAACAAAATTGTATAGACATTTGTTTGGTATGATTAGAATGAATGATGCAGTAAAACCAGGATCTGATCCTATAGAGTTTGATCCAATCCCATTCCGTATGCGTCTTGGTCCATCTAACTTCTACGAAATAGGTAAAGTTGTTGGTGAACTTGAGAAGCAGAAGTTAAAGCACTTTAACTACGAGCTTGGCATAGACTTTAAAGTTGAGAAGCGAGGATCTAATCAGTGGTTCGTCCTTAATTACAAACCTATTATTGATAATAAAATCAAAGTAACTAAGGATGATGAAGCAAACTTGCTTACATTTCAACAGGTTATACAAAAAGAAAACGAGGATGTTACTGAAAGAATGAGAGAGAATATAGGTAACGGTAGCATTGGTGGTGAGTTTATAGAATCAACATCTGATGAATAACCTTCAAACAAAATTGGACTTGTTTCTATCTGGAGGTCCAGAGATACCTAAACACATAATCTTTACAGCTAGTCAGATGTTTAATGAAAAGTTGTCAAATTTTAATTATAAAAAGTTAGGTAGCAGTAATGGACTTCCATCTATGTCTCAGATTGGCAAACCTATGTGTCAATTACAGGCATCAAAGCTAGGATGGAAAGAGGCAGACAAGCCAAATCACTTCAAGATTATGATGGCTTATGGTGACATGACTGAAGTTTTGGCTGTGGCTATTCTCTTGTCGGCAGGAGTAGAGATAACTGATATGAATAAGAAAGTTAAGTTACCTACCAAAGCAGGAGATATGTATGGAGAACTTGATCTAGTTATAAAGTTAGGTGACAAAAGTGTTTGGGATATTAAGAGTGCTAGTTCTTGGTCATACGATAAACGCTTTGCATCTTACGAACAACTAAAGAAACAGGATGACTTTGGGTATTGCTGTCAGTTGTTTGGTTATGCTAGAGCTGAAGGTGTAAAAGCAGGTGGGTGGATTGTAGTAAATAAGGGTACAGGTGAGATCAAAGTTATAGAAGCTGATCCAGAAGATGAAGATTACTATATAGATTTGATTGAGCAGAAAGCATTGCAGGTATCCAAGACCACTGAGGATGCTCACTTTGAAAGACTGTATGACGATGCTGTAGAGACATATTATAAGCGTACTACTGGTAATAGAAAATTACAGATGCCTTGTACATTTTGTGACTATAAGTTTTCTTGTTGGCCTAATCTAAAATACGCTAAGAACCCTGTCTCAAAAGCAGGTAACTATGAATACTATACTCAGATGGCTAGACGATATGAAACCAGCGTCAGCTAAAAATAAAGGAAGACTACTGCAACAGTGGGTGAGAGATATACTTTTATCTAGACTAAAAGGTGTAGAGCAAGATGATATAAAATCTACACCAATGGGAGTAAACGGTCCAGATATAAGTTTATCTCCACTTGCTAGAAAGAAATGGCCTTGGGCTGTAGAGTGTAAATCAAGAGCAAAGTTTGCTGTATATGATATCATATCTCAAGCTGAAAGTCATGTAACTAAAGGAACTAAACCGTTAGTGATAATCAAAGCAAATCGCAAAGAACCACTAGCAATTATTTACGCAAAAGATTTTTTGGAGATGTCATGTCAAAAAGCGAAATAACTCATATGATTAATGTACCTGATTGTACGTTTGGTTTATTTATAACACACGATGGAAAAGGTATTAACATATCTTGTGGTGACTTTGCTACGGATGATGTGTATGATACGGAGCGACATCATATTATAAATGATATAGGTGATTCTTTGTTGTTATTAGTAAAAAGTGTCATTGATGATGCAGAGAAAAGATATCTAAAAGAAAATTCAGAAATATCAGAGGAGGATAAAGAAAAACTAAGGAATGTAATTTATGTAAATTTTAAACCAGAAACTAAACATTAAGGAGATTTTATGAGTGATATGGTTAATCACCCACCTCACTATAATCAACACGGTGTAGAGTGTATTGATGCAATTAAAGCAACTACTGGAGATAACTTTAAAGATTACTTAAAAGGAAACATACTGAAATATCTCTGGCGTTTTGATTACAAAGGTAAACCACTGGAAGATTTACAAAAAGCTAGGTGGTACTTAGATAAATTAATAGACGAAGTTTATAATCCTGAGTACGAAGAGTTAGATCCAGATAAAGAATTAGACAGACTAAGAGGGAGAAAATACATTGCAGATTAATTATAAAGAGTGTTTAAATGAATGGCAAGATTCTGTAACAAATGCCTTGACAATTAGAGCTTTATATGATAAGGTTCCTTTTCAAAGTAGAGGTCACAGTTTAAAAGTAAAAGATGAAAACAACATGCAAAGATTACAACTTTGTGTTAGTAACATGACAGAGGAGTATCAAGAACTAATAGAAGAATTAGATGCTATGCATTTACCTGATGATGAAATTAATCCAGAGAAGGTGATGAAAGAGTTATGTGATGTTCTCTATGTTGTGTTTGGTTTTGCATCGAGATATAAAGAATTAAAGTATTTAGATGAGGCTTTTCTAAGAGTGCATGGTAACAACATGGAAAAGTTAGAAAAAGGAACTGTAAGAAACGATGGAAAGATTGTAAAACCTGATGGTCATTTACCACCAGATCTGTCTGACTTAATAGAGAAAGGAGTAAACGATGGATGATCAAATGATTAAAACTCTTGAGGATGAAATTAAAGTTAAACAAGATGAACTACAACGTCTTAAATATGGTGATGTATACGAAGCACAAGATACATATGAAGCTGCAAAAGTAGTATACGAAGAGGCTAGTAAAGGGTTATCAGATGCATTTAAAAAATTATCTGAAGCCAGATCTAATCATGGTTTATCACCAGCTACTTTATGGCGTAGTAGAACGTATCGATTTTAATGCATAACTTTGTTTTAGTAGTAAAGGTTGGAGTAGAAGAAGATCATTATATGTTTCCTGTTGATGGGGCTGATGGTCTTCTTCAAACTCTTCCTAATGATGTCAAAGAGGTTCTTGAAGATCACTTTGAAGGTGTAGACATTTCTATAGTAGAGGCAGATATATATGACTAGATTTAAATCAAATATGAACCCTATGTTCAGATCAAAATTTTCTGAAGATATATTTAATTTAAAGTACGCACACACTGGATGCGATAGTTGGGAACAACTTGCTAAAGTTTTAGTAGAAGATGTATGTGGTAACTATCGTCCCGATGAAGAAGCGTTAATGAGAAAGGAAGAACGTAAACAACTTGCAGAGTATATAACTGCTCTCAAGTTCGTTCCTGGTGGTCGGTACTTATATTATGCAGGTAGAGATAGGCGTTTCTATAATAATTGTTTTCTTCTATCTGCCGAAGAAGACACAAGAGAGGATTGGGCCAATCTTAGCTGGAAAGCTGAGTCCTGTTTAATGACAGGTGGAGGTATCGGGGTTGACTACTCAGTATATCGAGAGTCGGGTAGAACCCTTGGTGGATCAGGGGGTCTTGCCTCTGGCCCAATCCCCAAGATGCAAATGATAAACTCTATTGGTGCTAATGTAATGCAGGGTGGATCTCGTAGGTCTGCTATGTATGCATCATTACATTGGAAGCACAACGATATTCCCAACTTTCTTATAGCAAAGGATTGGGATAAACTGCCAGTAGGTAACACTGGTTTTAATTTTAAACAGATTAAGGAGCAAGATTTTAACTTTCGCGCTCCTTTAGATATGACTAATATTAGTATTAATTACGATACTAATTGGTTATTGGAGTATTGGAATACTGGATCTGTTGGAGATGTGTTTGTTAAGAATATTGAACAGGCATTACGAACAGCAGAACCAGGATTCAGTTTTAATTTTATGGAGAATGAAGATGAGACATTACGAAATGCTTGTACTGAAGTATGCAGTGCTGACGACAGTGATGTTTGCAATTTGGGGAGTATCAATTTGGGCCGTATTGAGTCGATATCAGAGTTGGCCCATGTAGTAGATTTAGCCACTAAATTTTTAATTTGTGGAACCTTGAGGGCTGAGTTACCTTATCAGAAAGTTTATGCAGTTAGAGAGAAAAACAGAAGATTAGGTCTTGGTCTTATGGGAATGCATGAGTGGCTTATTAAAAGAGGAGAAAAATATGAAGTTAGTTCCGATCTTCACCGATGGCTATCGGTATATAAAGGAGTCAGCGATGACGTTTCTAGAAAATTTGCAGATGAATTATCCATATCTAGGCCAGTGGCGAATCGTGCTATCGCTCCAACTGGCTCTATTAGTATTCTTGCTGGTTCTTCTTCTGGCATAGAGCCAATCTTTGCTGTTGCATATAAGCGAAGATATTTAACTGGTGGAACTAGGTGGAAGTATCAATACGTTATAGATAGTGCTGCACAAGAATTAATTGACTTGTATGATGTTGATCCAGAAAGTATTGAGTCGGCATTAGATCTTGCAGAAGATTATGAAAGAAGAATTAAGTTTCAGGCAGATGTTCAAGACTACGTTGATATGTCCATTAGTTCCACCATTAACTTACCTGCATGGGGTACAAAGTTTAATAACCCTGATACAGTTAAGAACTTTGCAAATACTCTAGCATCATACGCTCATAGGTTACGAGGATTTACTTGCTACCCTGATGGTAGTAGAGGTGGTCAACCTTTGTCTACAGTGCCATATTCTGAAGCAGTAGATAAGTTGGGTGAAGAATTTGATGAACACGTTGAGACACATGACATTTGCGAAATAACAAATTCAGGAGGGGTTTGTGGCGTATAAAAAAAGACGAGTATATAGTGGAGACTTTTATCCTCTTAAAAAAATACATAGGGAAGGGATGATAGGTTTTACAGAAAACTTGACAAATCCCTATTCCTATGGTACATCAAGGTATAAAGAATGGGAGCGTGGTTTTAACAAAGCATACTTTATACACTTGAAAAGGATAAAAATGCAGCTTGATTTTTTTTACGAGCATGAAGATCTAGTAACAGATGAGAACGGTAAGGTGTGTTCTAAATGCAATGAGTATTTACCTTTATCTGCTTTCTCCCCCTGTTCTGGTGGAAATTATTTAAGAGCAGAATGTAAACCATGTAATACAAAAATGGCAAAGATACGAAAAAGATTAAAAGAAGAACATGGTATGCCTGAGAAAGGATACATTTGTCCAATCTGTAATTTAGGTGAAGATAAAGTTTTAAGAAGTGGTACTGCTACTAGTAATAGTCCTTGGGTTATTGATCATTGCCATGATACTGATACATTTAGAGGTTGGCTATGTCATAAATGTAACAGAGCATTAGGTGGTCTTGATGACAGTTTAGATACAATAAATAGAGCAAAAGAATATATTGAAAACCATTTAAGAAAAGTATTTTTAAATTGAGGGGGGTAAGATGTATCCAATAGAACAAATAATACAAAAGATAAAACTTAAAGTTTTTAATAACACCTACTTTATTGCTTGTCTATTTATATTAATTTTTGTACTAGCAATGAATGTTACTATATCTTGGTCACAAGTACAACCTTCTATAACCTGTAAGCCTCTACCTATAGCAGCAGGTGTTATCGAAGGTATACATAAAGAAAGAATTATATTTAGAGGTGTATCAGAAAGAGGTCATGTCACTATTATTCATCTTAATAAAGAAACAGGAACGTGGTCTGCTAACGTAATATTACCTACAAATATTAATTCTTTGTGTATGGTAGACGCTGGAACCACTGGAGAGATAACAGATACTACTTTTGGTGATAAAAACGACATAAAATAAGCTAAATCGCGTATATGGCGTTTTAAGCCTCATACAGAGCAAGTAGGTAAATTTTGGACTATACCTACCAGAGGGTATCTCTAAGGGCATTTCTCGGTCATCCTCCGAAGCCGTTTTTTCAAAAATACTATATTTTTATCGATATCCCTTAGTTTTTTTAGCAATTCTTCTAGGTTGTTTAGAAAACTGTTTTCCCTTCTTAGTATCTCTTCTTTTCTTTCTAGTAGTAGCAGCATACTCAGCAGAACTCATAGACCTTATGGCTGCTGAAGGTAAATATCTTTCTCCAGTAGCTTTTGGACCTTGCGTAGATGGTTTACCAGATTTGGTACGCCACTTTTGTCGTGTCCAGTTTTTAAGACTTCTTTGAGATTTTTTTAGAGCCATTTTTCTTTTTCCTACCTTTTAATGCTTTGAAGTCTGCACCAGTTATTCTGTTTCTTGGTGGTGCAACTCTAGCTATCTTTTTTTGTTTTGGTGACAATCTCTTAGCCATTACTTACTCCTCTTCTTAGGTCTATTCTTTTTTAAAACTTCTTTAGCTTTTTTAGCTATAGATGCTTGTTGAGGTTTGTTTGCAAACTTACTACGCTGTTCTAATACTGTAAGTATCTGTATCTTTCTAGCGTAAGGTTTATTTATACGTTTAACTTTAGCAACAGTTGCTCTAGCATCAGCAGGTGTGGCATACTTAATACTGACAGTATCTTTTGGATTTTCATCAGTATATAATCTTCTGCCACTACCTTTTGGTTTCTTACCTGTTCCTACTTTTGGATCTTGTTTTTTTCTTGGCACTTTTTTTGTACCCTTTCTTTTGATCTTTCATTATTTTTGTTAAAGTTTTTGCTTGTCCTGCATGGAGTTTAGATGCTTTTCTAAGACCTCCAATAACTTTTTTTAGTGGTTTTGTATAATGTGGCATTATCCTCTATAGCCTCCTCCAGCTTTTTTATAAGCAGCAGCCATCATTTGAGCTTTTCTCGCTGACCATTGTCCAGGTTTTCCACCCTTTCCTCCTGCTTTAATACGATTAAATATTCTTTTTCTTAGTGCAGGTTTAGTGTAATTACCTGCCTCATTAACTCTACTTTTACTTTTAGTTTTCTTTTTTGCTGCCATAAATTCCTCCTTTTAAATAATACGATCCTCATCCCATCTAGGGTGGATACCAATGTCTATGTGTTATCGCTAAACTCATCCAAGAAACATTAATCGTTCATCGTTTCTCCTTTTTATTAATCCTTTTAAGCGTTTACCTCCAGCCCATATCCACCTTGGAAATTCATCTGCTGCACCAATGTAGTCTCCTCTGTTGATTTTACGTCTTAGTGTGCTACTCTGTAAAGAACCACTACCTAGATTAAATACGAATGAACATAATGCGCTGTACTGTCCATCCTCTAGTGGTACTTTTATTAGTCGTAATACTGCAACTTGTGATTTTTTTACATCTCTTCTTAATAAATAGTCTGCCTGATCTTTATTTATATCAGGATGATCTTCTGTTACTCTTTTATTATCCAAACCCCATATGGCCCCATACCCGATAGTCCAATGTTGTGCTGGACACAGATATGGGGAGGAAGAATATCCCTCGTAAAACTTAATCAAGTCAAGACCTTCTTCAGTTATACGCCTCATGGTGTTTCCTTATTTATCCGAATAAAGATTATTAAATGTTACTGATGGATCTAAGTAAGATTGATGTGATTCTGCTGAATGTGTCCACTGAGAAGGAGTAAAATCTGGCACTCCATCTCCTGTTCTCCACAACGCAGGACTAGTAGCTCTAACTCTATTATTAGGAAGTGCGACTATATTTCCTGTCCAGTTTTCTGCATCCAATAACTGAATAACATGAGACTGTTTATGCTGTGCAGGATCATCAGCAATAGCATGGTCAGTATAATCTACTGTAAATAAATATTTACCAGTATAAAACTCACCATCTATTTTACATAACCAAGGAGAGGAACTAACCCTGTCCATCACAATAACACTATGATGTCTAGATTCGCAATCCCAAGGCTGACATATGTGGTCTTCCATAGGATCAGGCCAACTCTCTATTGGTGTGTCTGCTACTAGAGCTTGTATTGGCATTCTAGCCCACATAGCTCCACCGTGAATATTTTCGTCAGGACCATCTTCCCTGTCGATTTCACAACCTGTAAATACAACCTGAAAACTTAAAGACCTGTCAGGTATTGTATTTACTGCAAAAGCCATAGCGTGAAGGAAGTCACCGTGATAATTTTGATGGTTACAAGTGAACTCCCTTCGCACCCAACAACTAAAGTGTGGAATGTTACTTATTAAATAAGACATTATTAACGTCTAGCTGTCCCACCTCGTCTAGCCATCATTGGCTTTTTCTTTCTCATAGGTGAAGCTCCACCTTTTGCATACATTTTGGTTTTCTTTCTAGAACCCATAGCCCCACCTTTTGCATACATTTTAGTCTTTTTTCTCGCAGCGGTAGCTCCACCTTTTGCGTACATTTTAGTCTTCTTCCTCATTGTTCACTCTCCTTTTTTGTGTGACAACTACATTCGCAATCTTCTGGATTGCAATTACACTCATCACAACTGCCACAGTTGCATTCTTTGTGAGTGTCTTCATACCTTTCACCGTAAAAAATTTTACCCCAAGTCATTGTGCTTTCTCCCCAAAATCTCTGCATATAATAGTTTCTATAATATCCCATTTTACCATTTTACTTTATTAGCCCAATATGCAGCTGACATTTTACCCTTGGCAATATTCTTACCATGTCTAGCCTTAAAAGATTTTCTTCTGGCTGTTTGTCTTGCCGACTCACCTTTCTTAGGTTTACCAGCAGTTTTAACACCTTGTTGCCCAAAACGTATTAGTTTTACTTTAGTACCTTCCTTGGCTAGTACGGCATGGGATTTCTTTGGATGATTAGGTGTTCTCTTTGGTTTGTTGTATCCAGAAAATGTTTCTTTACCTTTTTTTATAGTCATTACGAACTACTCCTAGATCTTTGTAAGGCCCGACTTCCAAACCAGAATGAGATAATAGCAGCAAATATTCCTTGCGTTTCTTCATCCCATAATGTTTGTATAGCTATCTCCCACACAATACCGTCTGTATATATTAGACCGTATAGTGCAGTTCCTTTTATTACTGCAAATAATGTAAAGAATAGATATGTTATAACTGGCCTGACACTTGCTCTTAGTCCTGCCATAAACCCTGTAGACTTCATAGACCGATCATGTTTATATAAAGCCTTGCTCTCACTTATGTCAGCTTCTATATTAAGTGCTTCTAGCTTTTGTGTATGTGCTAGTTTAGATGCCTCTATCTGACGATCCATCATTGCCAATTCGTGTTTTCTGTCTTGCCAATCTGAGAACATATCAAATGCTTTAGGTAGTGCAGAACCTGCAAAACCTATTAATGATCCTAGTATTGTAATCATTCTTTAGGCTCCTCTATTATCTTTTCTATTTTTAAAAATTTAATTCTTTCATTAGGAACGTATCGCCACACATGACCTCTACCGTTAATTATGGAAAATACACTTTCATATATTCCTACTTTAACTAGTACGGCTCGATCTCCATCTACGATACATTTGTCACCTTCATTAAAACTAGCATCAAATTTAAATCTAACACCAGTAACAAAGTTTGTTATTAGATCTTTAATAAAGAAACCAAGCCCTAGACTAAGAAAGATAGCGATGAGGGGTACTAGGGCATTGGTTAGGTCCAGTGATATGCTGTCCAGTGATTGCATTATTTATTGTACTCCTCTGGTATTTTTTTATATATTTCTATTAATTCTTTTAATAGTGCAGCTTCTTGCTTATTTACATCTAATACAGTTTCTACATCTTCACCTATTAAACCTACTGCTTGAGCAGACTTGAGTGCTTTTTGAAACTGATACGGTTTTGCTTTTGATACTTGCTTTATAATACCTAAATGATGAATTGAAGGAAATTTCTCACTTAATCTTCTTTTTAAATTACCTATTTCTTTCTTTAAATATATTGCTTTAAACTCATCATTAAAATCTCTATAAGCAGCATTTGTAGATACAAATTCATTAAGGTTTCTTTCTATTAGACTAGATCCAATAAGTTCAAATGCATCGTCATATTCTGGTATTCCTGATGGTCTAAACAGTTTCCAATCTACTAAACCTAATCTAGATATTTCTCTTTCTACTTTGCCCATTCGTTGCTTTTTAATAATACCAGTAAACTGTTTATACAATGGTGCTACATTTCTTAACGGAGTGGGTCTATATATTTTATAACGTGACCTTGGAACTTGAACTCCACCATCGTTAGATACCTTATAGTTTTCGTTTTCTATTATTTGTAGCTGACCATTTGGTAACTTTCGTATTCCATGATCTTGATAAGTTAATAAAGAATTACCCATAGGAAGATCTTTTAATATAACATCTACAAAATTTTCAAAAAAACCTTGACTACTTTGAGCTTTACGCAATATTCTTATATTTTCATCGAAAGTATTTGTTGTAGGATCGTATAGCAACTCATCAGCTATATCTTTAATTAATTTTAAAGGTATTATAAGTGCAGCAACTATAGATCCAGCTGCCCTAGCAAGAGCTTGTTTAAATTTAACCATTGACATTGGATCTTCATCAAACAAGAAATCTAAAGAATGTGCCTCTAGTTGCCTCATTATACCTGATCTAGAAGACGGTCCACCTAGAGCTTTGATAAAGTCTAACCTAGTTTTTTCTTTTAAATCAAATCTACCTTCCCCACCTGGAATTGTAAATTCTACTCCAAAAATATTTTGTTTTTCATCTACTGTTTGTTTTATAACTTCTGCTATAAAAGAGTAAGGTGCAAAAGGATACCAAGTAGAAATATCTAGTTGTCCAGGAGTTTTATCTTCATAAAGATTCCATTCAGTACCTGCATAATCAGAGTTTCTAGCAGCGTAGGCAGTTGTTAATAACGCTGTACCAGATAACCCTTGAGATATTCTTTTTACAGCCATTTCTTTTTGAAAAGGTGTAGCATTTACGCTAAATAAATCTTTATACTTTCCAGCAGTAATAGGATTTAATAAAGATAGAGGGCTATGCTCATACATAAATTTGAAACTATTTATTAAGAATTTTGGAAATGGAATTGCCATAGATCCAACTACAGGAATATTTGACATTGAATATAAAACGTCTGAAAATTTTCTTCCTATTGGACCTTCACTTATGTTTCTTGTTTGGTAGTTGTACTCTAATGCCCATTGTATACCATCATTTATAAAACGATCATCAATCTCTTGTATTCTACCTTCTCTAACCATTTTAAAAATGTCTAGACCTTCTCTTGCCATTGACTGTTTTAAACCAACCATAAAAGAAGCAGACTTCATGTATCTGTCTTGAGCAGAGTTAAGTATGTTAGCTTTCATTAACATATTTTCAAGAGGATCAAATGCTACACCTATGCCTCTATTTATAATACCTTTTTTATTACCTTCCATTTTAGATATAACATTTTGAACCTGCGCTGCTTCATAAACACCTTCAGGTCCATCTAGTAGTTTTCTTATTTCAGGCTTTTGACTTGCAAGAAAGTCTACAAACAATCTATTTTCTTGTGCATTAAACATACTATTTACATGATCAAATGCATCTTTTAATTCTACAGGTCTATGTCTAGGACCACCACCAATCATAGGTAGAGCCATTGTTAATAAATTATCTATTGTGCGAGTGGTCATGTCTACTGGTATTCTTATCATTCCACCCATGACATTTCTTATAGTCGTTGCAGGTTGAGATATCATACCTAGTCTGACCATTCTGTTCCATTGACTACCTCTTTCATAGAGCGCACCGTCTGGACCTTTTCCCCAATGATCTAATCTAGCTCTTTCTGCTAACATAGAAGAGTAATATGCTTCAGTAGCTGGACTTAATTCTTGACTATTTTTACCTAAAACATCTGAGGCATATTTAAGTGGGTTCTTTGCAGCAGCTTCAAGATCTCCCTCACTATATAATTTACCTGTAACATCTTTAAAGTTTTTTTGTAATCCTTGATTAAATTGTTCTATCCATAGTTTACTTACTTTTTTCTTTACTTGACTAGCTTGACCTAATACTTTAGCAGCTTGTGACGTAGTTCCTAGATAACTACCCTGCATAAAAGATATAAACTCTATGTTGCTTACACCATTAGCATCTAATATTCTTACAAAGTCATCACTGTTAAAACCATTAGGTACATTTTCTATAGCATCAGATACTTGTTGAGATATTCTTTTGTTTGGATTATACATCATTTTAGACTCTTGTAGTATATCTACAAAAGCATCGTTTATTCTTTTCATTGAATTAGTGGTTAATTTAAAGTCTACAAGATTAGGTAAATCTTTATCATTTAAATCAAAATACTTTTTCATCTGTTCTTGAAGATCTTTAAAACCTTCTTCTGCTAATTCCTTATTAAAAAGTTCAGAGTCTCTTATAATTTCTTTTTGTATCTTTTTTTGTATTGCATTATCAAAAGGATCTAATACTTTTACCTCAGAGGTTTTTACTGTTTTTTGTATTGGATCTCCTGTTTTAAGATCAAAACCCATATTTAAAGTATAAGTATCATCGTCATTCACCTTAAATACATAGCCAATATTTTTATCTGCCTTAGTTTTACCTATATTAACAAAGCTACCTTCTGTAATATTACCGTTTAAAAATGCTTGTCCTGCTGGTGTATTTTCTAAATATATTCTTTTACCTTCTTCTATTACTTTTATGTAATCTTCAGATTTAAATAATTTTTTAACACCTCTACCTACGGCTGCAAAACCTGCTCCAGGAATTATTGCAGAGGCTGCTGCTGTTGCTCCTCGTACAGGATCATAGCTAAGTTCTTCATCATCCTCAAACGCATCACCATATCTATAATTTATAGATCTCTCTGCACCCTGAAGAGCAGCATCACCTAAAAAAGCTCCGAATGTATCTGTTGCTACTCCTGCTAGAGTAGAGTTTAAACTAGCTTTAGCACCTACATCTAAGGCTGATTTTAATCCTGCTCTTACTCCACCATACATGGCTGCTTTCGTTGCAAACCCAGCAGCACCACCAGTAACAACACTTAAATACGTTGAAGGTGCAGTTACAGCAGACATAAGATAATCAACAAATGCTTTTGTATTACTTGCTGTATCATCTTCATAGAACATAGGCAATGCTCTATAGACTTCATATACTTCCTTTAGTTCTACTTTTTGATTATCACTTATCTCGTTAGAAGAAACAGTACTCCATAATTTATACGCATCCATTTCATTAGAATCTATTTCTCTAAACTTTTCATAAAAAGCATCTAATAACTCTTCATTGTTATTATAATCAAATTCACCAAAAGTATGACCTAAAACATTAGATGCTTTATTTAAAAATTCAGGGTTTCTTAATAATCCAGCATATGTCATTTCGTCTATCTGCATATTATTGTTCCCCCCCAACCATTTCAAAAATATGCATCTCAGCGTTAGCATCGTACCTAGCTCTAACTATTCCTTCATTAGAACGAAAACTGTAAAATCCATCAGGATCTGCTGTCATACGTCCAAAGGCTTTTGTAAGTTCATCCTTGTTTTTTACACCAGTCATATTAAAAAATTGATCTGCTGTAATTGGTTTACCTTTAAGTAATGTTTTAGATCCTGTAATTTCTGTTGCATCAACATTTCCAGCAAAAATATTTTTTGTATTTTTAAATTCAGGACTATTTAATGTTGCGCTTTTAGCATTGTTAAATGCTCTAAAGGCACTAGTCGCACTTCCAGTAAGAAGTTGATTTTCAGATTCAGCTATTACTCTAGCAGAATAAACTTGAAAGTCTCTCATAACTCTTGCAGCTACTGCTTGTTTATTTTTATTTACTTTTTTAAGTAAGTTTTGATCAACAACAATAGTATTATCTTCTCTAACTTGAATAGCAGAATTAGGAACTTCTAAGTCTGTTGCAAATTTTATTTGAGTTTTTAACTCTTGCACTAACAACTGATTAATATTAGGAACAGTATCTTCTAACAGTTTAAATTTATCTAGTTTATTTTTTTGTCTTCTAAGAAGTCTAAGAGTTGTAGCGTCAGGTTTAGGTCTTTGTGCTGGATCTCCATCTTCTGCTACATCTTTTCTATAGTTCATTATCTCATCATATACAGCTTGACCCTGCTCTACATCTTCAAACGTATTTATAAACTTATTTTTTACTGTTTCAGACACACTATATCTTTTTGGAAGCCTACCTAAAAATGTTCCTAGTATAGTAGATCCAACCCTAGAACCCATAGTTTCAGGTGTCTGTCCTTCTTGTCGTATAGTCGTTTCTGTATCTTCTGCAAATGCTTGTGCCATTTGTTGACTTTGTGGTAAAGTACTAGTTGTAGATGTCATCTCTTGAGTTGTCTCTTGTGCATCACTTGCATCTTTTTCTAAACCTTCTAGTAATTTTATAGCTTGATCAGGATTCTTATTACTCATATTATATGCAGCAAAAGCTTCTACGTCTGTGGGTCTACGTCCAAGTTTTAATTCAGCACCAACTATAAGAGGCTCAAGAACTTGCTTTCTGTTCTGTAGTATCTCATCAGATTGTTGTTTTCTTTTACTTGCTTGTTCTATAACTTTTAATCCACGTTCAACATCTTTATCAAATTTCTCAAAGGCTTCTTCTCTAAGATCCTCTCTGCGTTGCATTGCAGCACTAAACGCTCTTTTAAAAAATGACATATTAAGCCTCCATCAAACCTTTACGCTTTGGTTCTTCTTCTACCTCTTCTTCTACCTCTTCAACTTCTTCTTCTTTACTTTTATTTTTCTCTTCTAATCTTTTAATTTTTGCCTCTACAAATTTAGTATCAATCTTTCTAGGTATTTCTAAAATATAATCTACTTCTTCTTTATTACCTATAGCTTGTAGCACTCTACCTACTTCAGGTGTCATAAGCAAAGCTACATCATATGTTGTGATACCTCCTGCTACCATATTATTGACTATAGCATCAGCGATACCTTCTATAGGCAATCCCTCTTCCATACAAAAAACAACTTTCTCATAGTTTTCACCTTTACCCAAAATCTGTATAAAGTAATCAAAAGCTTCTGTAGGAGAGGTTATTTGAGGAGGTTTTTGCCACTTAGCAGTTCCAAGCTCCTCTGTAAAAGAAGCTCCTGGAATTGGGCCATCACCTAAAAATTCATCTAACATACTCTATACCTCCTATACTATACTTTAAAAGTTCCAAACTCACCTACTTGAGTGCCTTTTTGTGGATCTATACCATCTGCAACTAACTTTGCTTTTGCAACCATTCTATAAAAATCATAGATCTCTTCGCTTGTTTTTGGTTTTACGACTCCTCCAGAACTAGGTTGACCTGGAGTAGGTGATCTTGATACTGTAAAACCTCTTTTAGATAATTCTAAAGCAGCGTAATCTTGTGGCGTTGCTTTTTTAGCTTTTTTCTTTTTTCCACCTAGCTTTCCAAGGATATTAAATCCTAACCCTATAGCTTGGCTTCCTGTTAATCCTAGTGGTAATGCCATTATGTTAATCCAAATCCTGTGTTACCTACAAAATTTATAGCACCTTGAACATCAGATGTAAAATCAGATGCAATCATATCAAGTCCTGCTCCTAGATCTCCACCTATAGAACCTGTGTCTGTAGATGAACTATCCCCAAATAAACCTTTACCAAATTCTCCAGCTAAATCAGACACTACATCAAGTGCTAAGTTACCTATTTTATCTTGAAACATTGCATTTTCATTTTTCTTATATATAAATGAAGCATATGTAAGTTTTTTGTTAAACTGATCATTATCTCTAGAAGTAGTTCTTGCCCAAAACTCATTGTCTCTAAACTGTTGCCACATATTGTTTAGTGCAGTCTGACTCATGTTAAATCTATTCATAGTATTCATCTGATTAGCTGCATTCTGTAGTGCAGTGTTTTGAGTATTTATTTGTCTACGCCAAACAACATTTGACTGATCAATTAAAATACTATTCTTAGTATTAAACTGCTCTCTTTGATTTTCTAAATTAGCATTAAACTGAGCCATAGTATTCTTTTGACCAGCATTAAATTGTGCTATTGCATTCTGTTGTTGTGCATTAAACTTACTTGTCTCATTAAACATAGATGCAAAGAACTGATCATTCTGTTGTTCGTTACGAGCGTTAAACTGTCTGGCTGAGTTTACTGCTGCTTGGTCATTGAATATAGCTTGTACTCTTTGTTGTGAGTTTAATACGTTTGCTTGTTGTTGATTATTTAAATTAGCTAAATCTAATTGTAATGTTTGTTGTGCATTTAATACTTCTGCTTGTTGTCTGTTGTTTAGATTAGCTTGTTGAAATCTAGCAAATGTCTGAGCATCAGCAGCAGCTATTGGTGTAGCAGCTTCCATAGCAGCCTGTAGTATAGATGCTCCTGCCATACTTGATGCACCCATACCTCTTGCAGCTAACCTTTGTTCTGCCAATCGTATCGATGGTGCAGCCCATGATGGTATCTCACCACCTTCAAACTGAGAAGTTAAAGTAGCTAATTGACCTTGAACTGTAGACTCTGGTGCTACTTGTTCTTCTTGTGCTGTTACTAAATCTCTAAGATCTGTTTGAGTTGCTGCTGTTATTTGCTGTTGTTGTACTTGAGGTAATGAAGTAGTAGCAGTCATAGTAGCAGCTTGAGTTTTAGGTGCTACTGTTCCTGTTTGCGTTGTTTGAACAGTTGAGACAGGTGCTTGAATACCTCTAGGATCTACCTGATATCTAGCAGGGTCCATTAACTCTTCAGGTTTTACCTGTTGTAGTACAGGTTTAAATTCAGTACCTCCTGTAGTAGGCATTTCTCTTAGTTCATTTGCCTTACTACCAAACATATCGTAATGTTGTTTACCTGAAGCAAATTCTCCTCTAGATACAGCAGCAGCAACATCTGGATTATTTAATAAATATGTTCTTTCATCAAATGTACCTTGATCTAATCTAGGAGCAGTAAATTGTTGTCTCATTACTCCTTGAGTAGTTTGTTGACCAAATGGATCTACATCACCTGCTCTAGTTCCTTGTGCAGATAGAAATGCTTCTGAACGACTAGGATCATCAAATGCACCTAAAAATCCTACATCTCTAGCATCTTGTCTACCTTGCAAATTAGTTAAAGCAGATTGTAATTGCGCTGTATTTCCTTGAGTATTTAGATCTCTTAACTGTTGTGCAGTAAGATTTAAATCACCACCTAATAAATCTTCTCTAATGTTACCAGTGTCATCTAGAAAAGGTTGTAGTGTTTTTTCAAACTCCTCTGCTGTAGCCATCATATTCTCCTATTAAACTGGACTTCTGGTAGGTCCAAAACCAATTTGATCTCTAGGATCTACTGCAACAGGACCAGTTGGACCCATCATACCACCACCTTGAGGAGCAAAACTTCTAAGGTTCTGTCCTGCTATCTGTGCTGCCTGAGTTGCCTGTTGTGCTTGTGGCATCACTGGTGGTTGTTGTGTTTGTGGTGGTGGACCCATCATACCTAGCTGTCTTTGTTGTGCCTGTTGCTCTGCTATTCTATTTGTTTGTTGACCTACAGTTCTTAGTTGATCTTCTAACTCATCTCTAGTAGTCATACCAATCTCTCGACCTTGCGCTCTTTGTCCTTCAGCCCTAGTTTGATATGCTCTTGATGCTTTTTCAAAAGCACTTAGATCCCCTGTTAAAGTTCCTAGATCTTTACCTAATCCAGTAACTCCTGTTTGTATACCTTGCTGACCTTGACCTAAAGCCATCTGACCACCAAATAATGTTTGTGGTTGTTTGTCATCAGGAACACCTATAGCTTGACCTATTGTTGATTGACCTTCACCTAATGCTTGTTGTCCTGCCATTAGTCCTGCCTGACCTGCTCCTAGTTGCTGTCCTAATTGTGCCTGACCTGCACCTAGAGTTGCCTGACCTTCAAATAATGTAGCAGGTTGTACTGCTTCTCCTGTATCTGGATCAACTGCTGCCTGACCTATTGCCTGTTGAGTGGCTTGTTGTGCTGCCATTAACCCTGTCGGTTGTTGAGCATATATACCTGTTGCTTCTTGGGTTATATTACCTTCTTCATCTCTAAGTTCAGGAACACCTATAAAACCTTGAATACGACTATAATCTACTTCTGGTCCTACTTGAGTAATATTAGTGGTGCTACCTCCACCTCCTTGTGTAGCTCTAATTTTTGCTAAATCACCAGCAGAAAGATTCATTGTTCTAGTCTCTGGTTCTGGTTCTACTGGAACTTCAGGTGCTAAAGCTCTTCCCTCTGCCTGACCAAAGATTCTATAATGTTCTGCTCCTGATGAAATAGTACCTGCTTCAACAGCAGCTTTAACATCTGGATTAGCATCTAAATAATTTTTTTCTGCAATAAGTTCATTTAAAGTTGGATTTCCAAATTGATCTGGCATCTCACTTACTCCTTATAGTGTCGCGTTACAAGCATCTAGAGCATCCCATACTCTCTTAGCATGGGCAGCATTATCAAATGCTACAGTC